TCCCTATCCCACAACCCCATTTCAACCACGTCATACTCTGATAGACCAAACCACAGGTCCGTCTGGAATCCCTTCGTGAACATGGAATACTCCGTCGAGTTCAAATATGAACCCGTATTCAAACTACTTGAGCTATTGGAAACCATCTGGTATGATGTGTAGTCCATGTTATATCTTCTGGTTTGACTGTGGTGTTAACGGAGCATATGGAAATGTATCCGAAAAGTTGGCGTCTATTCGACCTTGACCAAGGGCTTTCCGAAGTTCCAAAATAACTTGTTTTACCACCTGAGAATCCGAGGCGTTGCTCGAATTTCCACTTTCAGCAATAAGGTTATCTAACTGAACTTTCAGCGTGGAGTTTTCCTGTTGGATGATACCTAATTGCTGCGTCAATGTATCCAAACTTGCCGTAGATTCAACCGACCCTGTGTCGGGAGAAAACTCAAGAAAGTTGGGGTCATAGAACTTCTTGATTTTGGCATTGTCATACACCACATTGGTCAGTGGGAGAGCCAAATAAACCTGTGAGAAGTCAGCCGAAGAACTGTTAAAATACAGATTCCCCACGGCGTCGAATTTATATTCGTAAGTGCCGTTCTGCTGAAATTGTAGGATGTTCGGGGAAAAGTCAGCCATAGCTTACCTTGTAATCTTGAATGTCTTGCCAGTATCAATAGTATCAATCTGTGACCCGTCCTGAACCCGAATCAAAATACGATAGTATCTCTCTTGTGGGAGTGACGTTGTATCCACAAGGAAGTAATTTCCTTCTGGATATGCACAGCTTATCTGTGTATAACTATCGAAATCCATTACGATTTCGTCGGTCTGGTTGTCCTTCAACGCATAATATGACGATGTAGGCAAGAATTCAGGAACAAGATATTGCTCTTGCTGAGGGGAGATTCCGTAATATTTCAGTGGGAACTTCATTCGTCCGAAGACGTTTACTTTGATAATGTCTCCTGCTTTATATTCGGGCTGCAAGTTTCCAATGTTAATACTAAACGGGCGCTTTATGTCAAGAGGGGCAAGAACACTTGAAGACATATTCACGCTGCTTGTGTAAACAAAACTTGACGTAAAGGCATTTCCAAACAGTTGAAGGTTGACTACTCCACCGATAAACTGACCATCTACAAACTGGCCGTCGAAACTTGAACTATAAGAACCAGATGTAGTGTACATCCCCACGAGCGGTCCAAAAACATATGGCCCGTAAAGGTACGCAGTGTAATAGTTATCATATACTGCGGGGAAGTTGATGATAAGAATTTCCCCTCCAAGTACCCACGGATTCCACGAACCCGTTAATACTCCGAATGAAATTCGATAGTTCTCATAGAACGCAAAGAACGAACTTCCGCTAAAATTCCCACCATTAAATGTTCCCGTCATCAGTTGAACAGTATGGAATTTTCCACAAGAGGATGTTATCACCGACGAAGATGCATGTGGAAGAGTCGTTCTCCATCCAACGTCGTCGCCGCCCCAAATGTAGTACAAACTATCAAATGCATATGGGGAATTGTTGCACGCTGGATACGGATGAATCCCATGTGGCCCCATATTGTAGTTGTTCCAGTTCCACGGGTTTCCCGGCTGGTCACAAGGCGTGGTCCCGCAGTATGGCCCGCAGTTGAAAATCTGTCGTATCATATTCCCGTATGGAGATTCATTCGGAGACGTTGGGTATGAGAAATGCCACTCGGTTGGAAGCGTGACTACGGTGGTTGTCGCATTGATTACTCCGTAGGCGGTGCCAATGATAGGAACTCCTGCGATATTACCCGAGATTCCCCGTCCCATGATAAGCCCATCAAACGAATATGACGCCGTGTCGTAATAACGGCCAGACCCCGTTCCCGTCAGAGAGATGGCGGGAGACATGAGATGACCAGTGAATACTTCTATCGAAGCTGTGGGCATGATAACTTCTCCGCTGATAGTCCCACTGATATAGGTTCCACTTATGTATTGATTCACCGTCTCAAACACAAACCCATCAATAGACCCCGTAAAGTAATCCGTATAGAATTCCCCACTTCCTGAGAATGTTCCATCGCTGCTGACCTGCGCTACTCCATAAAACGAGCCAGTCAAACTTCCCGTGAATTGTTGCACCAAATGGTCACAATAATACGTCATGTCACCACTCGAAGTGATGTAATGTGAGCCGAATCGAAAGTCGGTAGAAGCCGTAAAGTTACCGTGAACTCCACCTATTCCGTTGAACCATGACCCACTGTCATTGCTGTTCACTGTCACGGAAGACCCCGACGCAGTGGTAATATCAGCACTTGCTGTGAAGAAGCTTCCTGTCGTGAACTCCCAATCATTCCCCCATGCCACGTCAAGGACAGGAGAGTAGATGGTATTGGTATCTTCGCTGAAATACTTGAGTAGGAACCCAGACCCAGTTGGGTGGAATTCGTCTGAGGACATAACAACAAACCCGTTGTTTGGGAATCCATTGTTTAGAACAGAACCACTGAGCCATTGGTTTACGATTGGGGTCACATCCACGTCAAGGTCTGCGGACTTGTATCGGAAACTTTGGGTAACGTATTGGGGGATGAAAGTCGAACCCGTCATTACCCACGGCGTTCCGCCATAGTAATCACGATAGACCCAACTCGCACCATCGTCCGAGCCTCCATCAGAAGCATACCCATCGCCCATCCCCCAACTCTCACTGATTGGAGCCACGAATATTCTGTATTCAATCGGAAGTTGGTATTCGTTACAAATCTTGACTTTCAAATGGAAGGATGCACTGACAATACTCCCCGTTGCAATGGATTGAGAAATTGCCGTCAAGTCAAACTTGAGTAGCGCACGGTCAACATAGGAAGCGGTGGAATATTGACGACTTCTTTGTTGGCGAACATCTACACCCGAGCCAGTTCCCGTCAAACAACCCGTAACACCCGTAAGAGACCCTGTGAATGATGCTGTGCCGGGGGAAATCGAACCAGTGAAAATTCCTGTGAAATCTTGGGCACTGTAGTTCTGGAAGTACTGATTGACATACGTATAGTTTGTCGTATCGCTTATGTATCCGATAATAGAGTTGTCAGTTCCTACTTGGAAAATTTCATCAACGCCAAAGTTCTTCGTATCCAACTTCGGGCGGTTGGTGATATACGTGTCTTGTGATGGGAATATGTAGTGATGCATATTAGAGTACCGAGCCTTTGATGTCACTATCGGGATACCTTACTTCGAAAATCGAGGGGTCCACCGATGGGTAAATAATCCCATTCTTAATCGCTGCCGCAATGTCATACTGCACCGAAGAGTAATCTCCATCCAAAGCGGTCTTGTTATAAATATCAACGTTCACCACAGACTGCACACCATCAACTTTGGCAATCTCAAGCTGCAATTGGCTCAGATTGATTGGTTGGGAAAAATTCCACTGGTCAGTGTTGAAGAAATCCTGAACCGACGAGATACAGTTACTCAGCACATCCTTCTTGTTGTGTCCTTTGTACACCGTAATAGTGAAATTCACCCCAACATTGATGACATAACCATCAATAATATTAACGCCATCGGTAATCATTCGATACTGCTTGAGATAGGTAATCAGGTTTGAAATGAGAGCGGGGTTTGATTTCATCAATTGCTTCTGAGCATTGTAGGTCAGAATATACACGTTAATGGCAAATGGATTCGTATTGTCATAGGCAATGCGGCGAAAGTAGTTGTTATCACTGTTATCAACGACTTGGGCAATGTTATTCTGGTCAACTACCCCGAGTAAGATTTTGTTGACACCAACTTGTAAGCTGGTATCCGCAATGATTTGTGCTTTGGCAATGGCCCCAAACTGAGCAGGCATCGAATAGATACGAACCAGATAGTCACCTTGAGTAACTGTTCTGTTTTGGGCGGCAAAATTTGCCATTGCATTCATTCGGATTTCATCATCGGTTTCGGCGTCCTTACCACCGGTGCATGGAGATGGGTTTGCTACAGCCAGAGAATTCTCTACTGTCTTGAGCAAATTGACTTGCTCGGGCAACAGACCTTCCGATGGATTATCAAACACGGCTGACACCACGTCACGGATTTCATCGGCTTGACAATTGGATTGTAACCCTCCACCAATCGTATAGCGAATAGTTAATGTAGTATTCTGCGGAGCAATACCATAACTTTCATTCTTCAAGAAGCTACTTGGGTCCAAAGGCACATTGACTTCGTTGATGTTGCTCAATCCTACACCAATCAAGTCCGAGTCGAACGTTACAAGTTCATCATCAACGCCGTTAACACCAGCCCCAAACTGAACTGTAGTTAGATTGTTTTCGTCAATCGTAGTTACAAACTTGCGGGAGGTCTTGAGATAGTTCAAAATGTATGGGACCGAATCCTTATACTGGGACAATGACCCCTCATACTGGGCATCGTTGGGAATCGCAATAGGAACCATGCCTTGAGCAAGGTAATCTACTTCGTACCACTTATTGTTATCAGAATCCACAACGTCGAGAACTTGAAGGACGTTTGTCTCACTCAACTGAATTGTAAAATATGGGGATGGATTTCCCACGACAACATCACGACTCAATATCTGTCCAGAACTTACTGGACCTTGCTTAGTCAGCAAGAAGAACTGTGGAGTTCCGTCATCGTTTCTGGCATAAATTTGTTCAGTCCTTGGTGATACCGAGGAACTGACAGAGAAATCAACCGCTGAGGTTAGAATGTAATAGGCTCCGTTATTATTGGAAAACTGCGTGTTCTCCTTGACGGTTAGCATGTAGTTAGAGTCGGGATAGAATGTCCCCGAGCCATTATCAGCGGCAGGACAAAGCTGCTGTAGATTCACAACACCCGTTGCTGCGGTAGAAGGCTTGATTTTGTATCCCAAATACCTCGCAAGACCAATGATGTTCTTGCGTTCCGTGGCACTTTCCAGTGTCGTTTCTTTGAAGATGTAGTCCGTGTAATAGCTAAGAATGTCACCAACGTACGCTGCTTGCTCGATAAACATCATGCCGGGGGCGGCAGGAGAGAAGTCTTTGTAAGTATTCGGGTAATAGACTTTGGCAAAGTTAATGAGCGCCTCACGCAACTGAGAGAAATCTCGGTTGATGTAGCGAATGTCCTTGCTATTGGGAGCAAATGATTTTTGTACGTTGGTTGCCATATCTTAGACCTTATTCACGTCGAGGGTAAGTTCTACCGAGTCCGTAGCACTGATGTTATCAATGATAAAGGTGACGACGATGTATAGTTTATAAATATCACGCAGGTCCACACTTTGGTCATCATTCAGGTACTTTACGTCCACTGACTTTACTGTGATTCCGGGAATCCATTGTGTAACATCCTCTCGAATGATGGATTCGACCTTTTTGGCAATAAACTCATCATTTTGCTCGAAAACTGCATTCCACAAACGGCTACCAAACGTTGGATTCATTCGGCGTTCACCCTGCTTTGTCCGCAGAAGGTTAGTGATATTCATCCGATAAGCTGTATAGCTATCGGTGGACTGCTCAAAATAGCCCACGCTCCCATCTCTAAGTGGGAACGTGATGCCAATCGGAATGTTTTTGACTAGAGCCATCTTATCTCCTACCTTTTGACGCTTCGAGAATCTTCTTCATGCGGTCATAATTGGTTAATGCCTCGGTTACTGCGGGGGTCGTTATGCCTGCTTTCGCTACGTCCAAGGCCGATACGCCCTCGGGAATGGCAGCTAGAGGCGCATCTTGTCCTTCCCGTGGAACTACAGGAGCGTGGCTAACTGAAACAGGCATGTTTGGCATACCCCGAGCAAATGCAGGCATTTCTGCTTCGGGCATCATTTCTCCTGCTCCCACTACGGCAGCAGCAGGAGGCATCCCGGGGTTATAGCCGCCGTTGAAAGCCGCTAATCCAGTCATACGCTCTCGCTGTCTTAGGTCAGATGTAGTTTCATTCAAAATCTTGTTCAATACAGGGTCTTTGGCGTACTGAATGGTCTTACGTGGAGGCGGTGGTGCTACGCCCTCTTCCAATTCTGCTCTAGTCACGGGTGGAGACCCCGCAAATAGCTCTTTCAAAGATGCACGAAATTCATGTGGGTTTTTTGGAGTGTTGGGTACTTCAACTTCCTTTCCTACATATTCCCTTCGGACGGGTTGGATATGTTCCGTAATCATTGACTTTCCAGCCATGTTTTGGAATACCTCCCCGATGAGTTTTGGAAGTTGCTTTTTGATTTCTCGTGTTACGAGAACCTCGATTATCTGTGTGAGTTGTGTGAGTTCTGACTTTTTCATATCCTATAAATATGTTGTGTGTTTACTGAAACGTATTTGCAGCAGTTTTCCAGTCATCAACTGTGATGTTAGATGGAGGATTATGGTCCTCTTCCAATATCCCTGCGGCAGTCAGAAGTGCCTCACGGTCATTCCATGTGGCGACTTCCGCAGATGATGTAACAGGCGCTTGCCCTGCGGGTGGAGTGAAAATTCCTGTCTGAGTTGCTCGCCGACCACCACAACCAGTTCCTTTGGCCACCGCAGCCTGCTGGTTTTGGGGAAGTTGCTGTAACGCTTGAATCTTCTGTTGGTCGTTTTGTGGGGGAGCACTTGGGTCGGCTCCTGCGGGCGTATCACTTGCTGCCCCTCCCGGCCCAAACGCCGCACTAACTGCACCGCCATATATTGCCGCCGCCTCGGGAACACTCATGCGATAATTCATTCCTTTGAACGTACCCGGAGTTCCCGAAGTACTCGGGGACGTTGCCAAAGTCGGTGGTGACTGTGGAATTCCATCTGGCGCATGAACGTCATCCCGACCACCGGTCTTATTCTTGTTATCTATGGTTATTTTCACAGGAGGAGTTCCTTCTGTAATAGATGCTCCATCTTGACCGTTAGAAAATCCTCCCCCAACAGTAAATACTCGGCGACTCATAAGCGTATGCAAACTGTCTCGCATCATTGTAAGTTTATGAATCTGAACTGGTATTTGAGTCTGGTGTGGCTGTTCTTCTTTCACATCACACCCAGCGCCATCCGTACATTTCGCATCTGGATGTGTATGGTGATGCCAGTGAGTATGCGTAAGCAACCAGCAACACAATTCGTACAACCAATTTATAGTGGTCTGTCCGAGAAGTATCGGTTCATTCGTATTGTCATACTCTCCGAGATAAATAGCAGGAGAGTTCAATACAGTCTTGGTATGGGTCGTTAGCACAATCTGCTGATGAGCATCTACCGTAAATTCATTGTCGGTGCAAATTCCAAATCGCTTCTTTGAATAAGCCAAAATTTCCTCATATCGAGCCGATAGCACCAGTCGGTCAGAGTTGATTACAATTTGGTCGCCCTTCATTGGGTTGGGATACTTGAACGTGCTCGGGCCTTTGAACTTGGCTACTTCTTCATCTTTTTCATCGTGGAACATCCGTTTATAGCAAGTCGTTACCCACTCGCTAATCGTCTGACCACACGTCAAGTAGAGAGATGCCCCATCATGGTTGATATTCTCGTCAAGATACCCGCCTACATTCTTTTCCTCGATGGTTCCTACCACCGTAGCAGGATTTGGACTATGCTTCAACGAAAGTGTCTGTCCAACCTTGAGCAACTGACGCTGGCGGTTGCGAAGAATAAGCATTGGATTCCCACCATTTGTGTAGTCGGGATACTTCGGGTCTCCGACATCGTTTCCACGATTCTTGTCGAACGCCTTCATGATGACTTCTGACCCATGACGGCTCTCTAATAACAAGTCACCCTCAAAGCGGTGCAGAGTACGAATCTTGGGATTGGCATAGTAATACTTTCCAGCATACCCGTGATAGCCCGAATCTGCTTTCCAACTTGTTTGGGATTCTAGTCGTCCAGTGAACGGAGCCTTGCTAAACAATATCGTATTGGACGTTCCCGAACTTGCACCTTCGATTGTGAAATCAATGTTGTTGTTCGGCCAGTTTCGAAAATTTACCTTTCGGCTGTAAAACATCTGTCCACCTTGCTCATACAAAACGACTGTCTCGTTAATGAGAGGATACTCCGTGAAGTTGTTCTCAAGAGGATACGCCCACTTGAGTTGGTCCTTTTCGGTAATCTTACCCGAGACAAGAGGACGAACCAAGGCACGCCCAATCCAAGTCAAATCGGGGTCTCCGTCCGAAGGCGGGGCATCCGTTAAATCCACCGGCCAACGTTTCGTATCAATTCTTGTCTGCATCGGGTGTGCTCCCGAGTAGATAGGATGCTTCAAATCCAATACAATATCGAGGACAACCCCGAACTCCAATTCGTGAAACTCTCGGTTGCCGCCTTTACCGGCAGTTTGACTTGTTGCGAGACCATAACTATCCAGTGGTCTCGTGTTCTTTGAACTGTCTTTCCAATAGGACATAGATTACTTGATTATGTTGGGAACGGGGATTTCGTCGGTCTCTTTTTTGATGACTTTGAGGGCTTCGACAGCATCCAGATGATTCTGCAACAGTTTTTCCTTCTCGGATTCAGTCAAGCCAGCACCTTCTCCACCCGTGGCTTCGATTTGGGCGGATGCAATGCGTTGGACTACGGCGGCTAGTTTGACGAGTTGCTCGTCATTCTTTACTCCCACTTCAAGGAGTTCCTTAATGCGGGGCATGAACTGCCCAACATCATTCGGCCCCTTGATAAGGGTACGAAGGTCTCCTATGAGCGTATCAAGTTGGTCTTTTTTTGACACTGACCTTGTAACTACATCTCTGCACAAGTCCTTAAAAGTCTTGCCGTCAAAGATTTCAAAATCCAAATTAGCAGACATAGAGTTTCCTTGTAGATTTTTTCTTCCCTTTGCACGCCAGACTGATATTTCTTCGGTGTTCCTCCGTGAAATGCATACCTGTTCGTGCCAAACTTATTCTCGATCTCGTCTCTTCCGAAAGATGCTTCCCGAGGTTTGGACCTTTGTGTCCTCTGTTTGCCATTCCTATTTTCCTACGATGCTCTTCGGAAGGAGGACCAAACTTCATACCTCTCGTGGGACTTTCAGCATCATACCCTATGTTATAGGACCAAAACGAACATAGCTTGCACCAGTCAAGATAACATTGTTCAGCATCTTGAAGTTTGTCGGTGGCGATTTCTTCCTCTATTTTGAACTCAAATGAGTCGGCACCATACTTGGTCCAAGAGTTTTGCAAATGAGGGTTTGGGTGGATACCTTTTCCCAACTTGCTTTTATGATTTCTCCATCGTTCTTTTACACTGTTGGAGGAACCATAGTACACCTTTCCTGTTTTGGTGTTTGTTATACTGTATATTCCAGAGATTGCCATACGTACATAAATAGCCCTTCCGCCCGAGTTTGAGCGGAAAATGGTCAATTATTTTACCTCGCTTATGACAAAGCGTAGCGGTCTGTATTGACAGTTCCGTGCTCTACGTACGACTTCTGAATGGTGTCATGGTACTGTTTCATCCGATTGATAACCTTGGTAATCTGCTGAGTTTTGCAAGCAGCAATCTCACGGATGTACAGGTAGAGAGCCTTCTTATTGAAAGCATCTATTCGTTCGGAATTTCGGAAGAGTTCCACAACAGCATTGGCTATGTTCAAGTCACGCTGCTTGGTAAAGATTTTGTTGACGTTCTTTTCCCAGAAGTCAATGATAAGTTTGATGAAGTCAGTCAATTCCTGTTGAGCGTAATACTTGTCATCCTGCTGTAGCTGAACAGTATTCTCGTCTCGTTCTTCACTTATCTCGACATTTTGGTTGAACTTTTTGTAATTGGTGTTGTTCAGGAGAATGAGATAGTGCTTGGCGATGATAGAAAAGTAAGCAAATGCTCGGGTCTTCTTATTGGGGTCAGTCTTACTACATCGGGTGGGGTCGTACTTGTGCATGTTGGCAACAAGGTGGGTAAGACATTCCTTTTGAACGTCCTGCGGGCCAGTCTCGAAGTAGGAGAACTTGAACGTGTTGAACACGTTCTCAACTAGCTTCTGGAACGGCTGTAAAATCTTCTCTCGAAAAATGACTTCTCGTATTGCTTGGTCTTCGGTTGCATTGTACAGAACAATAGCGTCCTCAGTCTCCTGAGTGAAGTACATGCGGGAAACGTTTGCGGAACGTCGTTTGCGGGGAAGCTTTAGAGGCTTGTCGGAGAATGTCGCCACCGGAACAACAACGGGCTTTCTCGGCCTTCTATGTCTTACCTGCTTGCGAACGACTTTCTTTTGATTGCGAATCTTGCGACGATGCTTTACTGCTGTTCGGGAACGACGTGTAACCTTTTTGTGTTTTCTCATTGAGTTCGGTGGTTTAATTTTTCGACGAGTTCTAGCAACTCTTTGAAAACTCCACCAACTTGGTCATCAGATTCAAACGCTCCCTGTTCATTGAGCCGAGAAGAGAAGACAACTGACTTGTCAATGTCACGCATACGCTCAAGCGTCTGAATGA